AAGAAAAATATTTAGGAGAAGTAGGAAGATGATAAATCAAGAACAAATGGACAATAACTGGAAAGAATTGATGTCAATCATTGACGAACATTTTGAAGGTGAACAAAAAGAAAACATTCTAAAGTTACATAGTGATTTTGAAGATGAATATAAAACTGCACCTGCATCAGGTCGTCCAAATTATCACAATTGTTTCAAAGGTGGTTATTTAGACCATGTGTTACATGTGATTAAAAATTCACTTATGATTAAAAGACAATATGAATCAAATGGTGTGAAAGTAATTCATCCAGATTGGAGATGGTACACAACCTTACTACAAATATCAAACTGATGATTGGAGACGTAAGAAGTTAAACGAATGGTATACTCATAATAAAGATTTAGATTACATGACTGTTCATGATAGAGCTTTATGGTTACTGGCTAAGTATCACATTGATGTCAATCCACATGTTTACAAAGCTATTTTATGTGCTGATGGTTTATTTGACCCGGCAGCTGAAACTTATTTTAAATCTTATGTGGATACAAGACATGTTCTTGGTTCTATTGTACACTTTGGTGATTGGTTATCTACAATTTGTGAAAAACAAAATTGGTTACAAGGTGAAGAAGAACATTCTGATGAAGGTGAAGTGAATACAAAAAAGAATGTTTCTAATAAAGACATAAAAAATATGAAAGCAAAGTTCGATGAACTTTTTAATTAGGAGATAATATGTGGTGGGCATTATTTATAATATTTTTATTAATTAGTATAGTTTCTTCTTTATTGTTGTATTACGCATTAAAAAGAATAAACCAATACGAAAATTTTATATTAAAAATACAACAAATGATACAATATTCTACTGAAAGAATGAATGTTGTAGATTCTAAAGGTACATTTGAATCTGATGATGAAGTGGGATTCTTTTTTAAACAATTAAAAGATTTACAATTATTGTTAGATGGTATATTCGAAACTGAAAAAACACAGGAGAAAAAAAATGACAACAAAAAAAGTTAAGAAAAAGCCTGGTAGAAAACCAAAAAAGAAATTATATTTTGGTGAAGAAGTACAAGATGCTATTATAGAATATAACGATAGTGATAATTATGGGTTTAGAAATAAAATATATCAGAATGAAATACATCCTGCTTTTGATAAACTAGCTGAGAATATAATTAACACTTTTAAATTTAGTTATTTTGATTATCCTTTTAAAGATGTAAAGAATGAAGTAGTTGCATTTTTGGTGATGAATATGCATAAATATGACCATACAAAAGGTGCAAAAGCATTTAGTTATTTTTCAGTAGTTGCTAAAAATTACTTGATACTAAATAATAATAATAATTATAAAAAATTAAAATCTCATGATAACATAGATGTTATGAAATCTATGTCTGCTCCATCCGAACACGATTCTGAATTAGCTATTGATTTGACTAAAGATGTTATTGAATATTTTGATGAAAATATATTAAAAATATTTAATAAAAAAAGAGATATACAAGTAGCTTATGCTATAGTAGAGTTATTTAAAAAAAGACAAGAGATTGAAAACTTTAATAAAAAGGCTCTCTATATTTTAATAAGAGAAATGACAGATGTAAATACAATTCATATAACATCGGTAGTTAATGTATTTAAGAAACATTACAAAAAAATTATTGAAAACCACTATTCAAATGGTTTTAATAAAAATACATCAACCTTATCTAAATTTTTTTAATAATCTATTAAAAAACTTTTAAAAACCCACTTATTTTAGTGGGTTTTTTTATTTTTACCAACAATTTTACTAAACTTTATATTTATATATGATTAGGTATATATAGGAGAAGACCATGTCAAAAGACAATGAAATATTTAAAGGTAAAAGTTTTCAAGATTTAACAAAAGATATCTACGAAAACACTACAAAAAGAAAAGTACAAATTGATTTATTAATATCAGAAATACATGGATTCATTCAAACAATCGATGATGTCGTTATGGTTGCTCCTATCATAAAAGAATATATGGATACTGCTGTAAAAAATGATGAACATTTAGTAAAGTTAGCTGGAGTACTACAAAGAATTATAAGTAAATCTGATGGTTCAAATGACGAAACAATGTTACTATCAGAAGCCGAAAAAGAAGAGTTAATGGGAACATTACAGGAAACTGTAGATGATTTGAGTAAAGAACAAAGTAGACTTGAAAGTATAAAAAATAAAACTATAAATGTTGGAGGAAAAAGTTAGATGAGTTCTACATTTACAACAATGCCTTCTAAATATAATCAGAAAGGTTTGGTTGGAGCTTCCAGGTCACAACCAGTTTGGTTACAATTTGTACCTGGAATTGTAATGGATGTTGTTATTAATGATGAATCACCAGCATATCAGAGTGATAGAGATATTAATAGTATAATTGCCAAATCACATATTACTCCATCGAGTGGATTAAAATTAAAACAAGTTTCTAAAAAAAGATATTATCCTCTTTTCAGAGGAATGGTTGATACTCCAGTTAAAGGAGATCAAGTTTTATTATGTACATTTGGTGGTGTTGAATATTATATGGGACCTATTAATACTGTTAATAGCCCAAATTGGAATATAGATCATATGAATTTAATGGAATCAGGAGAATTAGCTCAAGTAGCACCATCAGTTCCTGGAGCTAAAGGGTTGAATAAATATGGATTATCATCGACATTTAAGGCAACTGATCAAATAAAAAGAATACAAAAAAAGTTTAATAAAGAGTTAGATGATTCTCTGAATACATTTAATGTAGATAAATTATTAGAAACTCATGGTGATATGGTGTTTGAGGGCAGACATGGTAATAGTATGAGAATGGGTAGTAGGGATATGAATCCTTATATACTTTTTTCGAATGGGAGAATGTTAAATAATGATCACGAAAGTATGTTTGATAGTACTTTAATGTTATTTTCCGAAGAAGGTACACTTCATCAACATTTTCCTAATGATATACATCAAGAAGAAGAAGATTCTGAACCAGTACAGATTTTATTCACTTTGTCTAGTGACACTGTTGGTGAAGATAAAGAAGATGGTCAAAAAAGAATGATAGGAGCTTTAGATCCAGAAGATGCTGAATCAAAAGGATTATATAATTATTTGTATGATGGTCCTCAATATTTTTTAAATTCTGATAAAATTACTATTAATTCTAGAACCGAAAGTATGTTTTTATCTTCGTTTCAACATATTATAATTGGAGCTGGGAATAAATTAGAATTTGTGTCTGAAAATGAAACAATTATTGAATCTTCTAATATTTATTTAGGAAGACAATCTAAACAAAAAAAATTAGATGGTGAGATTGCAGAACCTTTAGTATTGGGTGAACAATTAAGGTTATTTTTAACGGAGTTTATAGAAGTTATGGAACAGGCACATGGATTGTGTCAAGGAGCCCCAATTCCAGTTATGGATTCAACAGGAGCTCCATTGTTACCAAAGTTACAACAATTGAAACAAAAAATAGCCGATGTTGATACAGCACCATTTAATAGTCAATATCATTATATTGAAGATAATGGAAATAAAATTTAATTGGAGGTAATATGGCTAAAGTAAATAAAATAAAAACATTAATAAGACAGATAGTTAGAGAAGAAGTAGCAATGGCTATTGGTGAAGTGATAACCGAATTAAAACAACCATCACTATCATCACTTCCTAAACCTGCACAATCTAAAGCAATTAAAAAAACAAAGAAAAAACACTATTCTAAAAACTCTGTTATTAATGATATATTAAATGAAACAACTTTAGATGATGATTGGAAAACTTTAAATGGTCAAACATTTGATTCGACTAAAATGGGTGATGTATTAAGTTCTGCTTATAATGATAACTCTAATCCAAATGGTAATCTAGCAGCTGAAATGGGAGTTAATCCAAATGCTCCTGGTATGGATTTTTTAAAAAAAGATTATAGAGCAGTGATGAAAGCGGTTGATAAAAAAGTTAAAGAAAAACAAGGATAACACAAATGGGATTAAAAACAGATTTAGAAAATGCCTGTATTGAAAACATATCAAATGGTTCGCAGGGTGGAGATCCTACAAGTGAGGGAAATTGTGGTCGTTTAGCACAAGCACAAACAGATGCAATTGTAAAATGGATAACAGCTCAAACTTTTAGGATAGTAGAGATGAAAGCAATATTGGAAGTTGAAGAAATGACAACATCAGCTCCATATCAAGCTGATGTTTTACCTACAGTAATGGCAGCTCCTGGTATTCCTATTGTTAATGGATTTGGACCTGGAGCTTCAACCGCACCTGGACCGTTACAGGGTGGTTCAAAAGGTGTTTTAGTTCCAAAAGTTGATATGAAAAAAGCGGGTGGACAAACTGGTGGAGCAATGCAGTCTAAAGGTCATGCTTATATAGGAAATAATCCTGTTGGAAGTTCACCAGAAACACAAACTAGAGTAAAATTATTAAAAAAAGATTTAGTGGATTTAAAATAAAATGGCAATAATTAATAATAATGTAAAACCTTTAAAGAGTGATAGAGACAAAAATGTTTTTATTGGAATAGACTTACCATTTAGAAAGTCGGAAAATCAAGGTAATGGATATTTTGAATCTACTGAAAGTACTTTCGAAGCAGTAAGTAATAATATAAAATCTTTATTATTAACTCAAAAGGGTGAGAGAATTATGCAACCTTCATTGGGTTTAAATTTAAAAAAATATTTATTTGAACAAATAAATTCTGATACAATGATATTAATTGAAAATGATATATATGATGCAATTAAATTTTGGTTACCATTTGTTGAAATATCTGATATAGTAGTAAATGTCGGTGATGACTCCGATATAGGTAGAAACTCAATTCTAATTGATGTAAAATTTAGTATTAATAGAAGTAATAATTATTTTGATACAGTTAGTGTAACAATAACATAGGAGATAAGAATGGCAAACTCAAACAGAGAATTTAAAGAATCAAATGTTAATTATTTGAATAAAGATTTTGATTCATTTAAAGCTAATCTTATAGAGTATACAAAAACATATTTCCCAAACACATATCGTGATTTCAATGAAACATCACCTGGTATGATGTTAATAGAATTATCGGCTTATGTTGGTGATGTATTATCATTTTATATAGATCAACAATATAAAGAAATGATGTTACCACTTGCACAAGAAAGAAGAAACATAGTTAATATAGCAAAAATGTTGGGGTATAAAACCAAACCTACAGTTCCAGCTTATGTTGATATTGTGGCAACACAATTAATTAATGCTACTGATGATATTAACAACAAACAACCTGATTATTCAACAGCTACTATTCTTGACTCTGGTGTACAAATACAATCTTCATTGGATGGAGAAGTTTTATTTGAAACATTAGAACCTATTGACTTCACTACAAGTAGTTCATTAGACACAGCTCCATTTGAAGCTGAATTTAATAGTGATGGTATAGTTACTAAATATGAAATAGTCAGAACTGCTAAGGCTATAAGTGGTGAAACTAAAACTAAAACTGTAACGGTAGGTAGCCCAACACAATATTTAAAATTAACATTAACAGAAACAAATGTAATTGAAATATTAAAAGTTGAAGATATGAATAATGGAAATAGATGGTATGAAGTAGACTATTTAGCACAAGATAAAATACCACAAGAAGAATTTCATGTTAATTCAGCACGAACATCGGCATATCATGATATATCTAACCAGGTAGTTAATGTAGCAGTACCATATACATTACAATATATAAAAACTGGAAAAAGATTTATAACTGAAGTTAATGAAGATAACACAACATCATTAGTTTTTGGTAATGGTGTATTGAGAAATGGAAAAATTCAAAATGTAGATTTTGCAAGTTTAGATCATGCTGGTATTGTTATCGATGGTAATCCTGAACTTACAAGTATTGATGGAACTATAGACCCAAGAGCTGGTGATACTCGTCAAACATTAGGTGAAACACCTTCAAACACAACATTAGAAATAACTTACAGAGTGGGAGGTGGAATTAGAAGTAATGTGACATCAGGAGCATTAGTTACACCAACGAATTTAACATCTAAATATTTAAATTCTAATACTGTAAATGTAGATGTAATAAATTTAGAGCCTGCTTATGGTGGAAATGATCAAGAAACTGTAGAAGAAATACGACATAAAGCAAAAGCATTTTTTGCAACACAAAATAGATGTGTAACAAAAGAAGACTATGAAGCTAGAGTATTGAGTATGCCACCGAAGTTTGGACACATAGCTAAAGTATTTGCTCAAAGATCTTCTATTAATAATTTAGATTCATCAACTAATGTTTTATTACAAAATTTAGATTTAAATGGAAGTAGCGGAATTACATCAGCTGATTTAGATGTATTAAAAGCTGCTGTTACAGATGGTGATACAACGATAGCTAATGAAGAAATTAGTAAAATTGAACAATTTTATACTGACTATGCAGCACTAACAAACAAAATTGGTACAGATGCATTAGCTACAATTGATTTACATGTATTATCATATGATATCAATAAGAATTTAACAACAATTCCAGCAACTGAAGGTATAACACACCCGTTAAAACAAAATATTAAAAATTATTTAGCAAACTATAGACTTATAACAGACCAAATTAACATTTTAGATGGTAAGATAATAAACTTTGGAGTTGGTTTTGAAGTAATAGCTCATCGTTCAGCCAATAAATCAGATGTTAAATTAAGATGTATTAATAAAATAATAGAATATTTTGACATTGATAAAATGCAATTTCATCAAACCTTATACACGACAGATTTAGAATATGAATTAATGGGTCTTGAAGGTGTTCGTTCTGTCAATTGGGTACAATTAACACAATTGTTTGATGATTTACCAACAGGTGAGAATTTTGGATATACAGGTACAATACCATTATATGATTGGGATGTTGAAACTCCTGATGATGGCCAAAACGAAGCAATTAATACTGGAGAATATGGTTGGTATTATGATTTTGCACAATTTTATGATTCAGCAGGTGGTGCTTATGTATCAAAAGGTGTAATATTACCAACAGTAGAACCATCGGTTTTTGAATTAAAAAACCCAACACAAAATGTAAGAGGAGTAGTTAAATAATGCATCATTTTATTTTTCCAACACAAGATACTTGGATATCATCAGGCTCTAATAAGATTACTGGTGCTCCTGAAACTGACCAAAATTTTGGTAAAGACGAAATATTAGAAGTAAAAAAGTTTTTTTATAATAATACGTTTGATTACGCAACAAGAGCTTTAGTTCAATTTGGTGGAACTGATTTTACAGAAATGTCACAATCAATAGTTGATGGTAAAATAAAAAATCCACAATTCTATTTAAGACTTTATGAAGCCGAAGGTAATTCTGATATACAAACAGATTATACCTTATCTTTTCAACCAATATCTCAATCTTGGGTTGAAGGTACTGGTAAGTTTGGGGATGAACCAAAAAACACTAATGGGTGTAGTTGGGAAAATCGTACAAATGCTACAGGAGCTGCTCCTTTAGCTTGGTCTACTGCTGGGGCTGGTTTTGTTCCAGTGATGGGTGGAGTTTTACCGGCAAGTTCATCGACACAAACATTTGATAATGTGTCACCTGATATTGATGTTAACATTACTGATATGGTAAATGGTTGGTTGAATGGTGGTTTGGAGAATAATGGTGTTGTTATTAAATTTAGTGGAACTCAAGAAACTGATTCTTTAACATTTGGTAATTTAAAATTTTTCTCAAGAGACACCAATACTATATATGCACCTAAATTAGAAGTTCGTTGGGATGACCACGCACCAGTCACGGGTAGTAACACAGGAAGTTTACAATCTTTAGATGTAACAGGTAATTCTGATAACTATTTATATATGAAAGGTTTGAGAGAAAGTTATAAAGAGGGTGATAGGGTTAAATTTAGAGTAGGAGCTAGAAAAAGATATATTCAAAAAACATTTGATACTTCAGTTCAAACAGTAACTGGTTCTTTTATACCTGAAGGTAGTGGTTCATACGCAATTAAAGATATTGCAACTGATGAATATATAATTCCATTTAGTGATTATACTAAATTAAGTTGTGATTCAACATCTAATTATTTTAATCAATGGTTGGATGGATTTTATCCAGATAGAGTTTATAAAATAATATATAAATTAAAAATGAATGATGGTCAAGAACAAATTTTTGATGATAATTTTGAATTTAAAGTAAAGAGGTTGTAAATGGTAGGAATAACAAAAGAACAATTTCAAGATCATGTTATTGATCAAATTATATCATTTATAATGATACATAGATCTGATGCATATTTTAATAATTTAGATTATAAGTTAGATTTAAGTCAACACCGAAAAACAATTAACGATTATGGATATATTAAAACAGGTGATAATCCATATGATAAAAAAGTTGTTATTTATCAAGAAGATTTTCAACCTGTTAAAGATTCAATAGTTGATGATTTTGTTGAAAATGTAACAGAATGTTTCTTTCTTGGAACATACGACGATCAAGGTAATAAATTATATCAAGAAGATGTGGATTTTATAAGTGAATCTAATGGAGGTCCTCTTTGGACAATGGATTATGGTGATTTTGCGGTTGTTACAGAAGAAAACATTACTGCTGAAGATGGGGTGACTATTGAAACATATGGATCTGTAGATTGGAGTGTTACAACAAGTGGTATGGGAAGAATAATGAATCATTCTTTCTGTAACAATGCTGGTTCATATGGTACATACTTTTTAGAAATAAATACACCAGCAATAAATGAGTTAAGCCCTACTCCTGTTTTAGATTATTTAAGTCAGTTAATAAGTTTGGGTTTAAATCAAACTGTTATTGATTCTTTAAAAGCAAAAGATGTATTAGACACTACAATATATGAATTATTACCTGGAATACAAACAAGACAAGAACGAATAGATAATTTTTTTAGTGAATATGCTGCATTAAAACCACCATCTATACCTGATTGGGATAAAGATGAAGATGGTAATATAAATCCAAACTGGGATTTAGGTGATCCAGATGGTATCAATGGCGGAACACTATCAGATACCTATAGTCAAACCTATGATATATCAGATCCTCAAAATGCTACTACTGGATATATAACGAGATTGGTGAGACACACATTACAAAGTGAGGCTAATAGTGAAGTTAAATCATTACAATGGTTAAGAAATGATATAAATTTATTTTTAGAGGATATTGATGTTATCATAGACCCAGATGAATTAGATGAAAGGCCAGATTATTCTGATATAGCAGAAGGTTATATAAAATTTAGAGGTTTTAACCATTCTATAATAGTAAGGTCAGAATCTGAAGAAACAACAGGTATGGAAAATTACCAAACAGAAGGGTTTACTATTGCAATGTGGGTTAGATTTATAGACAAAAAATCAGGTGGTACTTTGTTTAATTTTGGAAATCCAATGGGTAATGGTAGTACATATGGTTTTATGTTAGAAACATTTGCAGTAGATGAAAATGATGGTTTTACTCCTTCTGAATTGTTCCAAACAACCAGTCATGAAAGATTTGTCAGACTTGTAGTCAGAGACATAAATGGAAATTTAAGAGATTCTCATACAGGTGGAGTTTATGATACACCAATTGACAGATTAGATACAACATCTGTTGGTATTCCACAAATTGCAGACAAAACAATTGGTAGTATGGGTGTATCTCAACATATCCAACAAGCTTTTACATATACTCAAGTGCCTGTTGATAGAAATGAGTGGTATTTCATAGTTGCAAATTTTAATCCAACAGGAATAACAGAAACTGCACAATCAGCTGAATGTAATAGTGATGCAAATTGTTCAGTTGATGGTACTACAGCACTAAAAAATGATCCAGATTATTGGAAATGGAATGTTACTCCAGGAACTCCATCTTTTTATGTGGATAATTCTGGTGTCGGTGCTCAATGTAAAGTGGAGATAATATCAAAGAGTGATTTGTTGAGAGCTCGTGGTTACAAAACATAATAATTGGAGTATTTAAATGCCTACACGAAGAACCGAAGATCCAGCAGTAGTAGATCCTCAAAGAGAATATTTTAATTATACACAAAAAGCTACACAAGCTTTTGTAATTTTTGATTCTAGTGATATAGAAAATTTGGGCAGATACGATTTATTAATAGCATATTGTTATTATAATAATACAGGAGAGCCAAGTGTTATTGGTGCTGTTAGATATAATATGCAACGATATCCAACAGTTCCTATAATGGGATATGATAGAGAACCTAATCCTGATATACCAGTATATCCTTTAGAAGATACAAGACTATATTGCCAAGAAGGAGATAGAATTAGTATAGATTTAGTAAAAAGAGATAATAGAAGAATCAGTTTAAATAATGGTTTTTTCTGGCCAGATTTCTATAATTCAATGGTTTATTTAACTCAACCTGTTATTCCCTTACCCGATGATGATAGTGGATTGGAATCATGTAATTGTAGAGAATTTGATTGTGGACTATGTGATTCTGCGGTAGATATAAATACAGAACCACACCCATGTTGTAGAACTTGTTGTAATGATGATGGTGCCCAATGTGATTATCCTTGTCCTGATGGTTCTTCACTTCAATGTCCTCAAGGTTGGAGTTGTGGCACTCCTTTCCCAGGAGCACCTAGGTGTTGTCGACCAGATGATAATAGTGGAGGAACTCCGACGTGATACATTGTTATAACATGAGTGACTTACACTATGGTTCAAATCTAATTTCTATTCCTGGAAGTGGTTTATTGGCTGACAATTGTGGGGATGTACAGAGTGGACAGATGGGCAACTGGACCAATGCAAATACTTTGATTGACAATTTTTCTTCTTGTAGAGGATTTGATGAATGTGGAATCTATCAGATTATTGGAGAGGGTGTAGCTGCTACTAACAATTCTATATTGGGGTGGGTTGGTAGTTTAGATAGACTTGAACCAGAAAAAGGTTATTGGATAAAAATGTCAGCTGAGTCATGTAATATTGAAGTATGTGTGGTACCTGAAAATCCATTGGATAGTGGTGAACTCTATATGTCTTGGGATAACTTTAATATAGGTGGTGAATTTTTTACTTCTCCATATCAATGGTGTGAAATATATGGTGAATGTCCGGGTGATACTACAGATTGCCCAACTTTGGGATGTACAGATCCAACTGCTTGTAATTATGACGATACTGTTAGTTTAAACGATGGAAGTTGTTTTTATCAATATGAAGACCCATTTTCTGATGGTATAGATTGTATGGCAATATGGGCTGGAAATGCAGGAGATATGTTTGGTCAAGGTCCATGGGATTGTGAATGTGTATGTATAGGTAATACTGGAGCTCCTGTTGATGATAATGGTTATGATTGTAATGGATATTGTGGTGGATTCTCACAAGCTGGGAATGAATTTTTTCATATAACAGATTGTTTGGGTAATTGTATAAGTATGGAAGATTGGATTTTATATAGAGACAACCCTCTAACATTTACAAGTTGTGATCCAAGATTTGCTTGTTATGATCCACCAACATCATTTGCTTTAGGAAATGATCCCGAAACCGACCCTAATGTGGGTGGATTACAAATTGATGGTTCATATATTAATTTTAGTTGTGGAGATAGTAGATGTTTAGACGAATGTGGTAATTGTAACGGTGACAACGATTGTGCAGATTGTAATAATGTAGTTGGTGGGAATGCAGTTTATGATGGATATCAAACTCAAACATTACCACTTTTATTTACGGATGGTACAGGTGGTTGTTGTTTGGAATCAAGTATGTTACAATATTGGGTAGATTCTGATGGAGATGGTTTAGGAGATACAGAAAATCCTAATAGTGAATTTGGTTCTTATTTTTTATGTCCTAATAATCCCAACATTATTACACATTCTTTAGTACCTAATTTTTTAGATACTTGTATGAATGGTACTATTGATATATGTGGTTGTTGTAGTTCAACATTAAAAAATGTTAATACTGGTGCAGACTGTACAATAAATGGTTGTATAGGGTGTATGGATGACTCCGCTTGTAATACAAATTATAAATCAAATGATATTTTATGTGATGGTGATACATGTACAATCAACTGTACTAATTGTTGTATTTATCCTTCAGACAATTGTCATAATTGTCCAACACCTTTTGGTGATGGAACTTGTAATTGTGAAACAGGAGATGGTTGTGGTTGTGGTATATTACACGATGAATGCGGAGTATGTGGTGGTGATGATTCAAGTTGTGCAGGTTGTGATGGTGTTCCCAATAGTGGGTATCAAATTTGTAATGTAGATACGGCTTGTAATTATGGAGATTGTGTTATAGGAGATCCTACAGGTAATGCTGGGTGTATATATCCACCATTATATTATAATTGTGATGGTAGTTGTGAAAACGATACTGATGATGATGGTATTTGTGATGAGTTAGATGTAACTGGGTGTACAGATCCAAGTGCTTGTAATTATTTACCATCGGCAACTATAAACAGTGGATGTGAATATGCAGAAGAATATTATAATTGTGATGGTAGTTGTATTAGTGATTCGGATGGAGATGGAGTCTGTGATGAGATAGAGACGGGTGGTTGTACAGATTCAGTTGCTTGTAACTATAATTCAACTGCAACTGATGATGATGGAACTTGTGCATATGCAGAAGAGAACTTTGATTGTGATGGTAATTGCCTAATTGATGTTGATTGTGCTGGTGTTTGTGGTGGTTCAGATGAAGATTTAGGATG